TTGATAGGTTTCTCATCTTCAAATTCAGGTTTCATCGCTTCAGTAATCTTATCAAAGATTTTCTTACCGAATTTAAATAGTTTTACTTGACCTTCATTTTCAGGATGTTTAGAATCACTAACAATTAGAACATTTGCAATATAAGATAATTTTCTTTTTCTTTTTCTTGCAATCTCTTTATCGGCATCAACGCCAGAGTTCCAGAGTAAACTGTTAGATTCACTAACTGGATCTTTCTTGTTCATAGTTGTTAAACTATTCTCAATATACCAACCACCAGGTCCTTGAAAAGCATGAGACCATAATCTTGCCCATGGCAAATCTTCATCTTTGACTGCTGGTAAAAATCTTAGTACGGCATAACCATTACCAGATTTATCTAGTTCTGGTTTCCAGAATCTATCGTCTTGATATGAGTTTTTTTGTTTTTGAGGTTCGGCAACTTTAGATAGTTCGCCTATTAGTGTGTCTAGATTAGACTTTGACCTTTTAAGGGCCGCAATACTTGTATTCATATATTTCTCCTTGTATGTTTTATCGTATTATTGTATTTGTATGTGTCTGTATTAATCGACATTATTATTTATAATGCGAAATAGGTGGGACTATGGATTTACCCACAAGACAGCGACTAGATACCATTTCTAAAACACCGTCAACCAAGTTCTTCCTGTCGGAAGTGTGACCCATAACTGGTAAAGTTACAGACCTGGGGACAACCCCTAACTTGTCAAGTTCGACCCTCTGGTTAAGGCCTCTTCCTTGCACTATAAAAAGAAAGTAATTAGTTTTCTTTTGCATTATCTCTAATATATCACTTTCCGCTCAAAAAGTCAAGCGTGGAATAATCGATATACTTAATATTGTTGATATCTTTCCACTCTGGTATCTCTCTATTTACATCATCTCTGGCGTCATTATATCGATTTACCTTGTAGAAATTGATATTAGGAAACTCTCTAAAAAGGTTACTCCATTGGTCTATCCAGTTCGAAGCTGGTGTAGGGTGGTGATCGGAAGTAACATAATTCTTTGTACCCTTGTATAGATTGTTTACTTTTGTGGTATGACTATACAGGTCTTGTCCTATCAAATATACATCGGTTGGTTTCTCATTCATTACTGCAATATATCCTGACATTGCACCACAAGCCCAACCTCTATCTCTCTCGTTCTTGTTTACATCGGTTATACAACTTGAATTATCATCTTCTCTAATCCAAGAAATATAAGCATAACTTTTATTAATTCGTTCTTTGTATTTTGTTTTATCTTTTCTGATTATGTTTACAATTCCAGCCATATTAGAGCCGTGCATAACAAACTCAGTAGCATTACCTCTGTCATTTTCATATAAACCGTCCCATTGTGATTTTGTTAAATTAATTTCCTCTTGTGTAAGGCCTGCATATAAAACCATTTCATAGTTTTGTGCTGGCAACTTTGTCCAGTTTCTAAAGTAAACTTTACCCTTATAACCTGAATGGTATATTTCGTGGCATATGCCTTGGTCTACAGCAGTTAGTACATCTGGTGTAAAATCTTTATACAGAGCATTACAACCATAAATCTTACCATGAGGTCTTAATGTTTCTAAATCAAAACCTTTTCTACTCTCACCGTTACCTATACAAAATACTTTACTCATAATTAAAATTTATATTTAATCTTATTAATTTATCTGTTGTTGTAGTACTGTTATGTATTTCTGAAGGATCAAATAATATCATTCTATTAAATACACTATCTACATTTATACCTTTGAAGGCTGTATAACCATTACAAGTGTTTAAACAATATATGGCACCTTTGTGTTTGAAATCGTAATCTATGTGTTGTGGGTGTTCTATGAATTTATTTTGATTTGTATATAAATTACCTTTTACTCTAATAAGATTTTTAGCTTCTAATTTATCTGTTATTGGTTTTATAAATGTATCAAAATATTTTGATCTTACATCTGGGGCATAATAAAACATATGTGTAAAATAATAATCATCTTGTTTCTGATCTTCTTTAGCAACCTTTGTTGTAATATACCATGGAAAGTCATCACCACTCATAGTATTATACATCATTGTAGCATGATCTTCATCTAAGAAATTATCTATGTATTCTATCATTGTATAAACCAACTATTCACAATACCCATAGCGTAGATAGCCACACTAATTGCATTTAAAACAATCAATGCTCTGTCATGCCATAATAATCCTACAATTAACCACCCTATCATACCTACAATAGCAGGATATAAATTCCAAGGGAAGATATTTGTTGAAGTCATAATCATAGCAATAATCAACATAATACTACTTGCCCATTTTATATACCATGATAGATCATATCTTGGTGTAACTTTTTTATAGACTCTTGTACTATTTAACTTAGCTATCTTCTCGTCTAACTTCTCAGTAATAGGTTTTATCTCTTTATCATCCATTAACAAAAACTTCTTTCATAATTAATTTACACTTTGTTTCATTAAACTTAACAAACTTTTTTAACTTGTTTATCTTAAATGCAATCTTCGGCCATACCACTTTTTCTTTAATCTCCACATTCCAGTTCTTAATATACGACAGATAGTGGTCGATAATAACGGCGGTCTGGTAAGTAATCTTCTTTTGAATAAGTAATTGTAACAATCTAGGATGTTGTCCATTAGGTGGTAATAGACCAGTATCGAAAGAAACATTATTAGCATTAAAGTTATCGCTAATATGTACACAATCCATTCGAAAATTATAAGAAAGTGATTGTGAATATTTGATATAGTCTTTATATGTATTTTCTCCTTCATTGTCTAGTAAGCTCCCTACCCAATTTCTATCGTTTTTAATAAAGTTAGAAACAAAAAAATCTTCAATTTGATTCGCTTTATATTTTTTACTAAGTTTATAAAAAAAGTATCTATCATTTCTTTTTGTAAATGTATCTAATTTAGCTGTTATCTTACCCTCATATTTATGGTAATCATATGACTTTGAAGTAAAATGTAACTTCAAGGCTAGATAAGTTTTAAATACATCAAATCCTTCCATTATTTAACCAACTTTTTAGGTCTATTTCTATTGCCTTTGTTCATCAATTGCCAGCTTATTTTCTTAATCCAATTTTGTGGTTGACATCTCTTATTCATCTGGTATAATTCATCTGTCCACTCTATCTCTTTTAATTTAAAGTCTTCGTTTAGTTTTTCACCAATAAATTTAACATAAAACAAAGGTTGACCTCTTTTAATAATTACTGGTTTCTTATCATCTATTATTTCAAAAGAGAAATCAATTGGTCTTTGCCAATTGTAAATGTTAAAACCTGCATTTATAAATCTAGTATTATCCACACCACCATGTAAGAAGGCAGGATACTGCTCCATCCAAACTTGTTCATCAGCTACAAACATATATTGAAAGTATAATGAACATAATGCTTTATCTGTTTTACTGTATTGACCCCAACGCATATCAACAAATGAGTCATAAAACTTTTGATTTTGATTTATGGTTGCTCTTTCATTTTCTCTATCTACATTTAAAGTTAGATCAACAGGTGATTTAACTACCCAAAATGATTTTAAAAAATGTGTATGTGCCGGACATTGACTAAACAAAGCTGTATTATCTTTATATAAATCTGATAACATCTCAGGTTCAAAATAAACATTATGTACAAACTCTAATTCGTACTTGTCTAAGTACTTAGCAGTTCTTTTATATGGACACCAACCTACTGTAATCATATATCGTAAAACACATTTCCTGATACAGATATTCTGTTGTCATCACTTGTAGCAAAAGGATAAACACAATGCTGTAAGTTAGCAGGAAACAATATTATTTCTCCCTCAAAGCTTTTATCTACTTCTATTCTATAATCTAAATTTGTACCCATAATTGTATTGTAATTAAATTCAAATGTACTGGCATATTTACCTGTCTTTAGTTCTTCTTTTATATCATATGGTATCTTTACCCATAATGCATAGCTTAACAAACCACCGTGTGTATGATTAGGTATAAACTCATGTTTCTTTTGTACATTGACCCATGGTGTATTAATCTTTAATGGTACATCTCTGTCAAATAACTTAATATGATTAAAAGCGTTAAAATATTTATTGTATTCAAATATAACCTCCGATAAGTATCTTGTAAATTGTGTCTTTGTATCTTCTAAGTAATAATGTTTAGGTACACCATCACCTGAAAGACCAGAAATCATCTCTGTTCTCTTTTGTTTTTCTATTTCATTACATTCTTTTTTTATAGATTTAAATAAATCTTTTGGTAATCTATCTTGTATGAAACCAAAGTTAGGAAGAAATACAGGCCTCATACTGGTAAAACACCACCTCTCTTCGACTTTAACATATTTAATCTTTCTGCCTCTGCTTTAATTTTTTCTTTTAGTGATTTAGATACCATAGACTTAACTGTACTTATATCTATTTCATTATCATCACAATATAATACTATTGCGTCCATATAAGAACATCTTTTTTTTCTTACCATGCCCTCTATTAATAAAGAAAACTCTTTACTGTTCATTTAAATACCTCCAACTGACAGGAAAATGGTCTCTACAATGTTTAGCCATCTGTTCAGTTATCATTCTTGTTTCTTGTTGTGAATCGTCTTGGTTTCTTAATTGACAAACTCGAGCAAATGCATATAAAGTACCTGACCAGATCCATTCTGTCATCATACTTTGAGGTAAAATCATTCTTGCCATTTCTGGTGCAATACCTTTTTCTATCATATCACTATACAATTGTTTTGCTTGTGTAATCAAATCTGTAACATCATATTCTATTTCGTCTTTACCACTACCTTGTTTCTTATCTACAGCTTTGTTTCGCCATAAAAATGGTATATAAAATTCAGGTTCGTAGTCAACATATCTTCTACTGACTTCGTTCCAAACTAAACCGACTTGATGTTTTACTAATTGTCTTGCGACAAATATTGGTGCCTTTATTCTGAATTGTAAACTTGCATGAGCAAATGGGGACCAATGATTGTGAGTTGCTAGATATTTTATAAGTCTTTCATCTTTCTCATCAAATTGTGATTTGATTTTAGAAAAGGATACTCTAGCTGCATTGACTATGGATAAATCACTACCCATTTTATCTATAAGTTCAATATTCATATTATTAATATATCATAATTAAGTACAAAAGTAAATGGTGGTTTCTGTTGCCACGTACCACCAAACGCCGACTACCAATTAGGCAGCCATAGCAAAGTTATTGTTTGCGTTTATATAAATTTTAAGTCTTCCGACTATCCTCTCCAGCACGTTTTCTAGTCATTGGTCGAACCTAGTTCACCCCCATATAATTTTGGTGGAGGTGTAGGGTACTGCCCCCTAGTCCCAAATGTTTACTCACATTACCTTCAACAAGAATTCCTATAGCATAAGACCAGGAAAAGCCAATTGAAATGATCTGTACAGCATACAACTTTCCGTACCTGACGGAGCTGTAATTACTGCCATAGTTTCAGTTCTCTTTTCGTTTATAAAGTAACTTACCATATAAACACTTTGACCTGATTCTTTAGCGTTCTCTTTTCCCACAGATAAACTCTCTAATATAAATTCGTTATGTACTAGATATTCATTTACGGCGTCTGTAGTACCACAAATAACTGGTAACTGTGACCATTCTAAACCATCGTATTCAGTTGTTGACTTATGGTCAGCTCTTGACTCAAATGAAAAAGCACAAGCAAATAAAAATACAGAGAAAATGAGGGCTATTATTTTAGTCATATTACCCCTTTATAATTACTTCTTTTCTTCTAAATATTTATAAAATTCTTGTATTGTTTTGCCTAGTTTTTCTATATAGTCTGCTTTGTTCTTAACGAATGCCTGAGAAGTTCCGTCCTCAGAAGCAATCAATATTACAATCTGTTCGATAGGAGTACCGTATAATTCTTCATACATTATTGCATAGGCAGTTGTCTGCATAAAGTAATTTTCAATCCAACCTTCTTCTCTATACTTGTTAGCTGTCTTAAAATCTATTACTGATAGTTTACCATTGTATTCTGCAATACAATCAACTTGACCTGCAATAGTTAATTTTTTACTGTACATGATTGTTTCTAAACAATGTACATTTTGAATTTGATCTACATAAGGTTTTAATAGTTTAAATAAACCTAATGGTAATACTGATCTCTCACTTGGTGTTTCGCCTTTGATGTATTCTTCAACTAAGTTATGTGTAGATTTACCTCTACGAGAAGCTCTATTCATCTCCCATTTGGCAACATCTTCACCAATTGATTCTCTCCATTTCTGGAGTTCTTTACCTTTTTTGTGGCCTAATACTGTTGTTACAGAGGGATATGCCTTGCCATCAATATCATAAAATCGCATACCATTAATATTTTTACCTTTTGTTTGAGGTAAATTGGTCTTGTCTAAGTCTATAAATTTAAATTTATTTGTCATAATGTATCTACTATATCACTTTCCGCTTGGATTGTCAAGCTTTATTCTACAAATTCTACCCAACCGTTTACCATATACTTGTTATCATCGAGTGGTGGATTGCCCCTATGAGTATGTGTAAAACCAGAAGGTACAATTACCATTCTACCTCTCTTTGGTTCTATTCTTTTGTGCTGATATAAAAACTCTGTTTCACCGCCATTTGGTACATCGTTTAAATATAACATAACTAATAATAATCTTCTACCTGTGGTTACGTTGGCGTGTTCACAATGCCATACATGATAGCCTTCACCAGGACTTGTCTTTTGTATTTTAACTTCGTGTGATAGTCGATGTTGACCTAAGTTATCTAATGCGTGGTATTTTTTTCTATACAATTGATAACACATATCAACTGCATTATTAAAGTTATCTAAAATTTTGATATTGCTATTATAGTAAACTTGATTTGGTGTAAAGTCTAAATGATATAATTTATTATCTTTATCCATACCAGATACATTTTCGTCCTCAGTTCTGGTTGTGGTTTTATTAAGCATTGAAAGATCATCGAAGTATTTGATAATGTCAAAACATTGTTCGTAAGACATAACATCATCAAACACCCCTATATGATTTTCAATTGTGTAATTCATTATATACCTTTTTTAGCGTACAAATCGTTTAAATAATCTCTATCCGACTTAAACGGTTCTGTTTCTCAGCTAATCATTGACAAGGCTAATTCAGTAGTTTCATCTACTCGTCTTGTCCAACCTTTACCAAATGTAGCAAATGTACTTAAATCTTCATAATAAGTTTGTCTTGCACCTTGGAAGTCTTCAATACATCTTTCTAATCCTTTAGCGTCAACATACTCTTTTAGTTTTGCTAATGTATTAGGACCGATACCACCATCTGCAACTGTACCAATCATTGTCTGTAGATACTTCGCACTTCGGCCTGGACCTGCATTGACACCAAAGTCAAAAACGCAAAGGTCTAAACCATTTGGTAGTTCATCACCTTTCATTTTATCCCAATAGCCTTTTTTGTAAATCGGTGCTACGTCTTCAACTGTTAAGTCTTTCATATCTTTTGTACCACCAAACTCTTCATATACTCTTTTAGTTACACCTAAATTAGTTTCTCCACCTGGATCTTTAGGGTGGTTTACATAACCACCTTCATGGTGTAAAATAGTCTTTAAGCATTTATCATAATTTGCTTGCATTTTATTTACCTCTTGTTAATTTTAATATGTTTTCTATCTGTGCCTTAATAATTGGTCCTCTGTTAGGCCAATGTATATAAGGTTCTTCAGATTTAGATAGATTGTACAAAAACGGCAATACAATTTTTTCTATATCTTTGAATCTCTTTTGTGTTTCTTCGTCTGAGATTTCATTTGTTATAGTTTCTTTTTCAGCCACTATCTGCATTATCTCATTCATCATTGATTTGACATCAGTTACATCTGATTTAATTTTAGCAATTTCTAAACCATTAGCTTTAACTGCCGACATATCAACATCAACTTTTGTTTCTGTTGTTTCAGCTGGTTTTGAAACAGGCGTCATTCCCCAATCCTGCTCTAAATCAAAACCTCGCATATAATCTGGTATATCTGCCATTACTTTTTCCTTTGTGCTTGTCTTTTACGGTGTTTTTCTACCACTTGCTGTGTCTTAACGTCTTTTATAGACCTCTTACCATGTTGTTTAGCAAACTCTGAGGCTGGATGTGCTTCTGCAATTCTACTCTGCATTTCTTTCCAACCATTATCACTTTTCATATCACCCATACCAACAACACCACTAGATATATTTATTCTTGTAACTAATTGTTTTATGTGTTTATTCTTTTTAAGAAAAGTCTCCTTTTCAGAAATAGACATCATATCATCATAGACTTGACCTGTCTTACTATCTTCAAATGTGTAAATTGGCATTAAAAATACTTGTTTAACATTTCTAATTGGTCATCATACTCAGCGATAACTTTTAATTCTTTTTCTATTTCGGTAAGGACATCTCCGTGTTCACCTATACCTACTGCTTTTTGCATTAATACTTCTACATTGACTTTATGTTTATCAATGTGACCTTTAGCGTGAGATTTTAATCCCTCAATTGTTTCTTTTCTTAAATCAGCCATTATTAACTCCTTCTTTGTACCATTCTGGCATTACAGCTGGACTTTTCCAGGTTGCAAATCTTCGTTTCTCCATAATATAATACTTTCTATAACTAGCAACTGCGTCACCAGGTATCTTACAATATTCTGGCATTGCTGGTTTTGGTTCTGTTGCAATCACATTATATTTAGCATTTTTTGGTGGTTGTTTTAAAACTTCACCAAGTTTATCAATCGTTACATGATTCTTTGTATGATTATATCTTTTTTTATATTCTTCATTCAAAGCCATCATATGTTTGTATAACCACATATAGTTATAAGCAGATTCAAATAACCATATTGTACTAGGATGTTTTACCCAACCTGCTTTGTATAGTAATGGTTCTAAATTTGGATTAGGGTGTGTCCACCTTTTGATCTTTCTACCATTGGCTGTCTTGCCATAGTATTCAGTACCGTCTTGTACACGGTGGCAAGTTGACAATAGTTGTGCTGATTCTAAAATCATTTTGACAACGTGTTTGTCAATCATTTGTTCAGCAGCTCTTACTGGATGTTTATCTACATAAAATACATTCATTAATTTATCGTCTTCCTGAAGTAATCCTCACGGTCATACATCTTACATAATTTAGCAAACACATTAAACCAATAGTTCTTTG